TATCGCCCGTAGTGTAAGTACTTTGTGCTGTACCGCCATTCGTTGCAGACAAGGTGCCTGTCACGCCAGTGGAAAGAGGAAGACCTGTAGCATTTGTAAGTGTGCCAGAAGACGGGGTACCTAATGCTCCACCGTTTACAACAACCGCCCCCGCTGATCCAACATTGACTCCAAGCGCTGTTATGACGTTTGCCCCAGTAGTAACCGTAGAAGGAGCAGAACCCGCTCCACCACCCACTACCAAAGCATTTGCAGCAAGTGCCCCCGAACTTGCAATAGTCGAGGTGCCACTAAAATAAGGAACACCGCCTGATGTACCAGAACTTATCCCCGTACCACCAGAACCTACAGCAAGAGGGCTACCCAAAGTAAGTGTAGTCAGGTAAGTAACTGCCGCGCCTACGTCCGTCCCGTTGTTATACAACATGACTTTTGCGCCATTCGGGACAGATACCCCTGTCTGACCAGTGACTTTCACTGTCACCGCGTAGCCCCCAACCGAATTGTTCATCACAATGTAGGGCTTTTGAATTGCGGGGACATTAACCGTGCCAGCAGCCGAAAGCGTTGCCGTGATATCAAGAACAAGGCATCGGAAATCTTGTGCATCGTTGCTATCTGTGTAAGGCAACGTGTAGGAGTTCGACGTAAAGTCGGCTGTCTCCAGCGTCGCCATACCTACAATAGCTTGTTCAAGCCCTCGATAAGTACTGGACGAGCCCAAGTTATTGTTCGTTGTGAGACCCCACGTACCGGCTTGCTCACCGGTACCGATCAATTCAATCTTGAGTCTTGAAAAAGTACTAGCCATGTTTTTTCCTTACGCTGCTTGAACGTCAACCCATGCCGGATTTTGGTAATTATTGATTACCGCCCAGTTGGGGTCTTGGTAATTATTAATCACAGTCCATCCGCCTATTAATACTGAGCCTACTTGCCCTGTTCCAGATACCCCTGTAACTGTTACGCTGTCGTCCGTTTTAACTACAACGGTACCGATTATCCCTAATCCAGAAACGCCATTCGGAGTTTCTTCAACGACCCGTGAAACAGTTCCAACAACACCTGTTCCTGCAACCCCGTTAACGTCAATCGCGGTTCCAAAGAACGGAGTTACTTGTCCTACAGCACCTGTTCCCTCAACGCCAGTGACAGCATAAATTGAGGTTATTGAAAACGCAACCGCACCTATCGCTCCAGTGCCATCTACCCCTACTGCGGTGATGCTCACTTGAGGTATTACATTCTCAATTGCACCTGTCCCAGATACCCCTGTGACAGTAATAACCCGGCCGGTTGAAATCACTACGTTTTCAACTGCGCCGATACCCTCTACCCCAATAGGTATAACGATATCATCGACTTGCACAGAGAAGTTGCCAATTTGGCCTACTCCCTGTACGCCCGATGGGGCGAAAGTCAAGAGCGGCGTAATCGTGCCGACCTGCCCTGTTCCTTCTATCCCAGTGGGTACTACAACATCTTCAGTTGTTGTAGTTACATCCCCTACCGCCCCCGCTCCGGAAACCCCGGTAATAGATGGTGCAACAACTGTAGTAACACTTCCTACATCACCTGTCCCCGATACGCCTGTCGGGATAACAACGGTGGCCTCAATAATGCCACCCCAACTAACACCACTATCGCCCCACGCACCAATTCCCCAGCCTGATATGTTGGTGTCCGGGATGCCACCCCAAGTAGCATCCCCCCATGCACCTTCATCCCAAGCCTTGACAAGATTTGGCACATTCTTTTCCTATCAGGCGATACGAATAATTGCAGTAGAAGCAGCAGCCGCCGGGAACTGGATTTGAAAATCGCCAGAACTTACCTGCTGATCTCCGCCAAAACTTAAAACAGCACACGCGCGTCCTGACGTACCACCGACTGTGGAAGAGTTATAAATCAGACCACCACAAGTAGTAAACGTAGCCGCTGACCAAGTCGTGTTGTCAAAGTCACAGATTGCCGTTGTGCCATCCGAAGTCGGAGTAATCGAAGTTAATGTATTGCCACCAGTGGTATACCCACTTCCACTGCCTAGCTCATCTGAGCCAAGGTCGCTGTAGTTGGTAGTCGCTGCACCAAAGGTGCCACTTCCAGACGCTGTTGCTTTTAACAACGCCAGCTTAAATGTATTACCAGTAGATGCCGTGAAATCATGAAAGGCTCTAAGCACAGAAACCTTAAACGATGTCGGCATTGCAGTGGTTATAGTGATAGGCATATCAATTCTCCAAAAGTTTTACCAATTCAGGATGCCCCGATTCACGGAGTCGATTTGCTAATGTGGTGTTATGCGAAGTTACCGCCTGACGCATATACCGCACCAATACCTCACGTATTTGGGTCTTAAACGCCTCTGCCTGATCACGTATGACCGGGTGAGAACTTTCCCCAATGTATACAATTTTTTCTAACGCCATTTCGGCAACCTCTTCCGGAGTAAATCCTCGCCCCGAAACGGCTACCGCTTTAATATCCCCTAGTAACACACCGCCACCTATCATGCAGGAAACTCCTGTTTTTAATTAAAGCGAAAAATCGCTGTTGTGGCCGTATTTGACGGCATTCTGATCGTAAAGTTTTGGTTGTTACAGGTCTGATTCGTACCAAAATCCAACACAGCTACAGAAGTGTTGCTTTGAGACGTGTTGTAAATGAGCGCTCCTCTTGCAGTAAAAGAAGCCCCCGGCCACGATACATCAGAAAAATCTATGTAAGCAGTGCCTCCGGAAAAACCGATAGTGGCGTTCTGCAATGGTTTCCCGCCAGCGGTATAACCTGTCCCAGATACTTCGTTTGTTGTCGAATATGCCGTCGTTGAAGCGCCCAGTGTCGCGAGGTCTGTATACAATGCAATATACAAAGTATCTCCCACCAAGTCCTGATTACCTTGCAGGACTTGTTGCTTAAAAGAGTTTGTATATGTTTGCGTAAAACTCATCAGGTCACCATGTACTTCACTTGTCCATCCCTATATGCATCACCACGCTCAAGGCCATCGCCCAGCCGCTTGAGTTGCGCCAATGCGTCCTGAAACTTTTTCTCGTAATACGCCATCATGTCCTGCTCTCCCTTTAGGTAGATATTTGCCTCTACCAAAGACCCATACAACAAGGCAGGATCATAGTTATCTCCTAGCCATGTTTGTCCGTCCGGGGCTGTCGTGATTGATTCTGGATAGTAGTAATAATGTAGCTCCATCCCATATGCAGCAGCAGGCGTAGGACCAAAAATAAACGCCAACTCATCCGATATCACACTGCTTTGAACCGAAGGACCAAAAATTGCGTAGTATTTTGGCACCCCAGTAGATGTCGGAGTAGGATAAATCTCACGAATGAAGTTTACGTCCTTGTTCTGCAGATACACATATTCTCCGTCCGGCTTAATCACTGCAAGAGAGAATACGGAAAGAAAATCCGAAGGGCATTGAACGTACTTGTTACTAGCCGCCATTGTTCCCGTGACATTTTTGCGTAAGGCCGCAAGCTGCACAGTGTTATAAATACGTTTTTCAGCCTGCTTGATAAACGTGTTTACCACCCCAGAAGCAAAGGTGTTCTCGGTGTAATCCTCTATCGCAGCAAAAAGTTCCGTGTAGTTCATGTGATTTCTACCGTAACACTGCCTAAACTAAATCCGCCAATTAATGCCTGTGCTACAGGAGAAGGTTGCATCCCAATTGATTCAAACAACGAATCTCCGGGGGCTCCTGCAAAAACAGTCACCGTTGAAACACTTTCTGGACGCGGTTCATAAATAGCTATCGGCTCATTAATCCCGCGCTTCGGCTCAAGTTGTGGGTGCTTTGGTTCGTAGCACTCCTGACAAACTTTAAACCCCGTCCATTCCTTCTTTAATTCTGAATACGGGAACCGTTGGCCACACTGATCACATATGGCTAACGAATATTTGCCAGTTGCATACCCCGCCATCTCAATATCCTAAGTCTGGCGTTAAATACACACTGGCAATATCCCGATCTTCCTGCGCTGCCCGCGCAAACTCTTCTTCATACAACTGCTTCAGCATGACTGTGCGATCTGGGGCCTTTTTTAAAGACAAATAATAGGCTAATCCTGCCGCTAAGCAAGGCAAAAAGCGAAACACTACATCTGCGGTATTCGTATATGCCCCCACATCTTCCATCCGACGAACGGCGTAATAACGGAAGATATATGGCTCCGAATTGTCCGGCGCAGGGTAAACAAAGAGTTTTGGGCTACTTGTACGCTGAACGTAATACTGCGCTGGCCGCGCCTGCGTATTCTTGTCCGGGAGATGGAGATATTCGTTCTGGCTGATTCGGTCAATCGTAATGTCCTGTTGCGTTTGGCCAGAACCTGTACGAATCACCGCAGATAAGACGTTAACGGTGTCAGCAGGCAGCGTGTATTCCGCCTGCCCAAATACCATAGATACCTGCCGTTGCTCAATCGTCCACAGATTGAGTCCTCTATTTGCCCATTCTAGGAACAACAAGTTCAAAGACCGACGAGCGGTCTTCATGTCGTAGCCGTCGCGACCCTCAAGCCCGCAACGCTCATACGCCTCTTCAATCAGGTCATCAAATTCCAGATTGAAGGTGGTTGTTCCAGAGGTTGCCATTTAGCATCCTTTTTTCTTCGCCATGCCGCCAGAAGCATACCGAGTACCTTTTGAGCCACCGAATCTGCCTTGGTTCAACCCCGCTTTGCCACTATGTTTAACGCTTGGCGGTTTGATTTCTTTTACCATCTTGCCAATATCAGGGTCTCTACGACTAGGCGTAACCGCATCACCTACGCGATTAATACTGCCGCCTTTGCCAAAGGTCATGCCCTTGCTGGTTTTACTGAATTTCTTTGCCACTTTGACAGGAATGCCAACTTTTTTCGCAAAAGCCGGGTTATGCGCTGCCGCATCCATCAACTTCTTCTGTTTGGCGCTTTTAGCTGGCATTTTTAGCCTCCATTAGCCGGTCTAACTTCATCTCCAACCGGTCAAGTCTGTCCAATACCCGATTAATATCAGCGTGGACTTCCGCTTTTGTGACGTATTCCTTCGCAATCTCTTCACGAGTGCGATTGAGCAATACCTGCAGCCGATGAACCTCGGCTGACTTTTCTTTCAGAACCCACCCAACCAAGCCAAGGAGGACTGAAAGTACTATGTTCCATACCATGACTTCCATTTCAGCACTTCCACCGTTTTCTGGCCTGCCGCAACCGACTATTCGGGTCTGCCGCAGCCTTTGGAAACTTCTTCATCTGACCCTCACTACGAGCGCAATAAGACTTCCTTCGCGCCGCACGTGCGGCCGAAGGCTTGTCCTCTGTCACCGCAGTCTGCAACTTACTGCCGGGATTAGCACGACGATAAGCAGTTACCCCCTGCTTCGTCATCCCAGCACCGGACTTAGTCGGGCGAAAATTGCCCGACTTGACCGAAGTTGCAATAGGGTTTTCACGCTTTCTAGGCATGATTAGCAGATACGGGTCTTCTTGCCACGCGCAGCACCATTACCACGGGACTGAACAGTCTCAACCATGCCTCCAGAAGCGTAGCCCATGGCCATCTTCTTGCGAGGGCTGACCATACCGCCTGCGGCATAACCCATCATACCGCCGCCCATTTTTTTCATAGGCTTGGAGTCCATAGACAGCATATCGTCGCCAGCCATGCCTTTTTTGGAGGACTTGGCGTAACTCATGCCCTTATCCATGCTCATACCGGACTTCTTCCGGCGCTTGTTCATTTTCATCATCATGATTTGATCCTTTATGCCCAGAAGAATGTTGCCGAAATGACAGTTGTTAGATCAGCGTATGCCCCGTTCTTAAACAAAATACCGTCCTCCGGTAGTGACATATAGATGGCACTACTGCCAGCAGGAACGTCTATTCTGTAAAGAACGGTGCCACCATTACCATCGGTAATCGATACGGAACCCGTTCCCGCATCAGGAGAGACATACACCGCCTTAATACGGGTACGGCCAGTAAAAATGGCCCCATCCGTCGTGCGATAGGTACTCTGTAAATCGCTCATGTACCCCATGGCGACCTCCTAATTAGGTAGCAGAGAACAGGATCGATGCAGCCAAAGTGCAGAATGCGTATGCAAACCAGCTTGTGCCGTCACTGATCAGTTCTACACGGTCACCTGCAACCGAGGAACTTGCCACAAAGGTAATGGTGTCATCTGCGGTGCCAGTATCACCCGCTGCGCCTGCCGCGTTGTACTGCTGACCTTTGATGATGTTTGCGCCGCCATTGGTTACCACGGTGTAAGCAGTGCCTACCGGAGCAGCTTTAACGATAAAGGTAAAGCGCAGACCGGCTGCTGGGAGCGGAAGCGTAGTTACAAATTCGGTAGCCGAATTCAGGAAAATGGTTTTGCCGCTATCGGCTGCAGTCAAAGTGTTGGCAGCAGTTGCGGTAGATACAGCCGCAGGACCGATAAAACCGTTATCAGAGATCACCGGGCCGGTGAACGTAGTATTCGCCATATTGTCCTCACATGCGAGTTGGGCGTATCCGTCTGCATGTCGTCAGCCGGGTCTGTCGAATACGCCGGGAAGCCCCGGAATACGTGCAATATACACTATTGCCAATAAAAGAAAAGGGGCCAATCGGCCCCTTTTCTCGTTCCCCTAATTAGGCTGGGGTGTAGCCTTCTGAACCCCAAATTGCACGGGGATCGGACCAGCCGAAGCTGTAACGCTCACGGGCCTTGTAACGGACGTTACCGGTATCAAAGTCGCCTTCAAAGGCAGTCTTGATGTCGGAACGCTGGAACATCTTCAGGCCGTTCGGTGCATCGGTCATGAGGAACCATGCGTCCGGATCGGTCAGGAAGTGGTTCACGAAGTAGCCTTCTGGAACCATGCCCATCGACTTGATGGCGTTGATGTCGTTGTCTGCGGTTTCGGTACGCAGGGTCGATTTCATCAGGCGCTCTGCGGTAAATTGCAGTTCCTTCGGAATGATCATGCGGCGAACCGACAGAGCGACCTTCAGGCCACGTTCGTCGGTGAAGCCTGCTACATCGATGATGCCCTGTTCCAACGAGGTCTCATTCAGGTCAGCGGCCGTTGTAGGCACGTTGCTGAAGTTAGGACCAAGTGCGGTTGGGTGTGCGCTGTTACACAGCGAAACGCCGTCACCGCCGTTGTATGGGCCAGTGGTGTTGAACGCGTTGTTCAGCACCGAAGCTGCCTTCACCTGCTTGGTGTAGGACATCGAACGGGCCAGTGCCTTGGTGTAACGCGATGCCAGACGGTCATAGAGGTTATCCTCGATGGCCTCTTCAGTCAGCGCGAACGCCAGTGCAACGGTCTCGTGAGTGTAACGAGCGGTGAACGATTCCTGTGCGGAGTCGTAGTTCACGCCAGCACCTTCGTTTTTCGTCGGTGCCTCACCGAAACCGGTCAGCATAACTTCTTCTTCAAACGCACGATCCGACGACTCAATCGAGAAGATTGCTTCGTGTTCGTTTTCGTAGCGCTTGTACTCCATCCCGAACAGAGCGTTCAGGCCGGGCTCTAGTTCTTTAACTAGTTGCGAACGAGAAATAGCCATGATTTAGCTCCTATTAGGTGGGTGCGACGTTGGCAACACCCTCGCTGCCATACAAATGCTTGTTGATCTTAACAATGACTTGGGTAAAGTTAGAACCCAATTCATTGCTCGGTAGTGTATTCAAACCAACTAGCTTTAGCACCAATCCAGCAGCATTGGTATTAGCAATAGTTGAAGAATCTAATTCAGTGGCTGAGACACCAGTAACAACGCTACCTGCTGTGTAAGCAATAGCAGCATTCTTACCAAAGTCAGCTTGAACGATATCTTCGTCAGCTTGAATGGTGAACAATTGGTTAGGATCGTCAACTACATCAGCCGTGATTTGGCCAGTAGTGATGTTGACGGAACCCGGATAGTAGTTCGACCATGTGGGCTTGCCTGAAGTTGGATCAACGTAGTTACAGCCGTTGAATACACCAACCGCAACAGTGTGCGATGCTGCATCAAATCTAACAACATAACCACCAACAATAGTAACCAAGTCGCCTTGGAAAATTGCGCCCGACTGGTTGTCCGCGATCAGGTAGCCATACTGCTTCTGTGCACCAGTAGCAGATAGGTTACCCATAGGGCGGAGACCATAGGCTTTATCGACGTTTGCCATGAATAGCTCCTAAAGGGTTATATAGTCTTAACGACTACCAAAAGTAGTGCGAGAACTCCTTTCGGGGTTCTGGATACGCATTGTCGAGTGAGCGTTTTCACGCATCAACTCATTGTCCACCGCATGAATCTGATCCCGCGCCTTACCGGCATAGTGTGCATTGCGTTCCGCCAAAGTCTCATCTGGAATACGAGCAAGCAAAAGGCCACCAACAGCTACCACACCAGCGTGTTTACCATCTTCGATAGTAGGCAGGGTGTTGCGGTACTCTTCTGGCAGTTCCTCGTTACGCACCAGTTCATAGCCTTCACGAAGACGGCCATAAACATGCTGCTTGTCCTCAAAACCATTGATCTCCGAACGAATCCAGCGATGCTGAAATCCTTTAGGGGCAGGGGGTGCGTCCAACCGTGATGGAGGAGTCCAAGGCTTGCGACGAGCCTCCTTTTCCCGTGAATTACGGGGGGCGCGGTCGATAGTCATTTTCTCTTGGGTCATTTCTTACTCCTTCACGTATTTGGCATATTCCTCGAGAGGAACACCCAATTTCTTTGCGATAGCAACTTGACTCGGTGTTAATTTCACCGAACGGCGTGCACTACTAACCCCGGAACTTCGGGTCGCAGGAGCAACGGCGGGCACGTTCTGCCGTTGTCTCTGTTGAGTCTGTTGAGCAGGGGCAAACCGGTGTGGAAACTCCTGTCTGATCCTGTTGTCTAATTCAGTATAGTACTCGTCAGATTCCGGGTCAAATCCTTCCTCATCCACCATGGCTGCATGGATACCCCATGCCGCATATGTCATGGTTTTGTCTTTACCGAACCACTCATTTTTCGAGGCCCAATCCTCTGCCTTCATACTTGGAGGGCGTTTGGCAGGGGCGGCTTGTTGAACCGGGGCGGGCTGTGGAGCCGGAGCCTGCGCTTGCTGCTGTTGCTGGTACTGGAGCCATGAATTGACTTGCTGCTGCTCCAATGACAACTGCATCAGCCGCTCTTGAGCTTCTGTCTCAGTATCAATGTCCCCTTCTTCCCGAGCACGGCGAATAATGGCCTTGAGCTGATCTGCCTGCGTGGTTATGCGAGTTTTTGTCTCACTCAACCGATTGGTATCGGTCACCACCAGCTTTTGCTCTAGCTCTTGTGCCTTGGCGTGAACGCTACGGGCATATTCCAGCGCGGCTTGCTCTCTGCGCTCCGCTTCCCGCATTTTTGCTGTCAATTTGGAAATGCGCCTTTGCACATTCTCACTGACGTTATCTAGTTCCTCGCTGTGCTTGCTTTGAGCCGTCTCTGGGGCAGGTTCCGGCTTTGCTGCCGACGGCGCGGGCGATTCTTCTGGCGATTCAAGCTCAGGAACATCAACCAATGTCTCCTGTTCGCCTTCCCCCAAATTAAATTCCAGTTGTGAATCAGGTACGGTATTCGTCATAAGGGCCTCACATGTGCAGAATGTCTTCTGGATTGTTGATGCGGGCGAGAATCTCGTCATCATTCAAGATTCGGATTTCCCCACCGTCTAGACCGATACGCGCACCCGCATAGCGGCCAAAAATTACCCAATCGCCCTTTTGACACCAAGGACCATTAGGAAATTTACCTTCGTCTTTGTAAGCTAGGTCCCCAACAGCCAAAACGTAGCCACAAACCGTGGTCAGTTGCTGTTTTTCGCGGGTTTGATCGGACAGAACAATACCGCCCTTGGTCTTTTCGGCCCCACGGTAGGGGAGAATGACGACACGCCAGCCTGTTGGCTGTGGGACACGGTCCAAGACTGAGCCATCAAGATTTTCGACAGTAAGACTGCCGTCTTCTGAGTAAGCGTCGTCAAGGCTAGGCTCCTTTTCGTCCGCTTCTTTGGCCCATTTTTCTTCTAATGCTGTCAAAGTCATAACATAGTTCCTTATGAGTCAGGATTTTTCTTGAGAAGCGCTAAGATTTCGTTCTCGACGAATTTGTAGCCTTCTATCCTGCCCATCAGGAACTTGTAATGTTCCATGTCCTTGACTCCACCCGAAACAATCATCTCTTCGGACTGTTTTCTTAGGTTTCGGACGGCGTAGAGCACTTTTTCAGTAAACTCAAGCATGGATTACCCCAAGTACGCAGACAGTACAGGCCCTATCTGAAGGCTACATAACAATTATGCATGTGTATTTATAAAAATACACGTGTTTTATGCGATTTTTACCTTTTTAAATGCATCTTTGCGGTAAACATAGGTCACCCGAGGGTCTGACAATGTTTCACGTGGAACATTTTTGCCCCGTTTGGGCATCTGTCCCTTATTTTTCATAAGGTCTTTAGGTTTGCCGCGCATTTCTGCCTCCTTGTTGGGCCATCTTCATGACGTTTTGGTCCATCTTGGCCATAGCCAACGCCTGAGTCTGCTGCAGTTTGGCCTGATCCACCGCCATATCGTTCTGTTCACGCTGCTGGTCAAAGGACAACCGTGCCTGATCTATCTGCGCATTGGTCTGATCACGCTGGGCAGCCTGCGCCAACTCCTGCTTCTTCAACTCAATCAACGGATCAGGCGGTTGCTGGTTGGCTCCAGACAACTCATCCTGCAGTTTCTTGACCTCTTGGAAGAATTCGGCGCACTTCAACGCAATCATCGCCTCACGCTGCAAGGGAGATACCAACTGATCGGGGTCCGTCCCATATTGCTTGAACAATTCCGCCTCGACCCACTCCTCTGCCTTCTTGGTAATGTGATCAAAAATATGCTTTTGCAGAATAATCGCCACATTTGGCATTGCTGCCATCATTGGGGACAGACCAAACATGATATGGCTCATAATATGCGCATCATGCTGCTGGCCCGCAAACGCCTTCAACTGCGAACCATCTAGCGCCTGCGCATTCTCACTGGTTGGGTCCTTCGGCTTATCAATGTCCTGACTGGTCAGCAACCCATCAATATCCCTTACCCCAATGGCCTCATACATGCGGCGATATGCCTCATGCATGTTGTGCATTTGAGGTGCGCTTTGCGCCAACTGCAACTCCGTTTGCGCCATAGTGATGCGCTGGGCGACGGAGAAGATGTTGGGGTCGGACACCGGCAGAATGTCGATACGGTCATCAAAGTCCTTTCGCTTGATCTTCTTCGACTCGCCCGGAACCTCATACGGGTACTCGTCTGGCAGATAATCGGCAAAACCTTTGGCCAACAACTGGAACTCGAGCTTCTGGGAATAATGCAGGCGCTTGTGTATCGCCGACATGACCGACGACCCCTTCTCAAGCAACGCAATCGTCGTCCCTACCGCCGCATTCTGGTTACTGTCGCCTACCTGCAGATCGGTAATTGCCGCCATCCGACGGCCCGCATCCACACAGAAACCCATCAGCGAAAACAGCGTCTGGCTTGGCTCCTTGTACGGCAATGGCAACAATGACTGCGTCAACTCCATACCGCCCGCATCAATGTCACGCCACTCGCCCGGAGAGATCGGCACATCATCGTTCTCAATCCGCGCACCCTTGGCCTTAAAGCCAGCAGGCAAGTTGCTCAAGGTACCCGCATCGGTCAACTGACGCAGTGCCGCCGAAGCCGTCTTCGACAAGCCACCAATCAAATGCAAAAAGCCCAAGCCATAGGCCCCGGGACCCTGCACCAACAAGTAATGGACGTAGTACTCGCAACGCTCTTTGATGTCGTCCTTTTCCTTCCAATTACGACGAACACCAATCACCTTGGCTGACACCTCATCTATCGTCACGATGTACGGTAGCTTGATGCCAGTTGCTTCGCCCTCTTCATCCGTATCCTCAAAGCCCGGCAGATCGTAGTCCACCTGAAACTCCAAGAACATCATCTCTTCTTCGTCCCCCGCAGGAACAACACCCGTGACCTTCCTGTCCTTCTCGTCCTGAATCTTGGTGGTCTCCTGCACGGACGACGGTTCAGCAATATCCAAGTACTGCCCGCGCACAACTGCCTTGCGATAGGAATTGACCGACATAGGAAAGCGGTACGTGATCCGCTCACACTCACTCATGACGGATGAGCCGTTGTACGGGATGTACAAGTTATCCGCTGGGATCATTCTGCTGACCATACGGCCCTTGTCAGCATCGAAGTAAACCTTCTTAAACGCAGAGCCGCCATAGCCAACGTAGAACAGCATCTGATCAAAGTCAGGTGTGTACTCCGGCATCTTGGTCGTGATCTGGTAGTTCATGAACTCCTTCACACGCTGCGCCTGCATCAACTTCTCACGCGTCTCTTTGCCCAAGACTTGTGTACGCACAGGGCCTTCCGCAGGCATCAACTCCTTCAACGCTTGTGCTTGGAACTGCACAATCGCCTCGGACAGCAGTGGGTGATACACGCCACACGCGCCCTTAAATGGCTTGGTGCGCTCCTCCATCGAGAAGCCAAGCAGCTCTAAACCTTTGGCGTATTGCTTTTCCCAATCATCACGAGAAGACTTGTCTGCCTCATACAGCATCATCAAGTCCTGCGACATGGTGCTCAACACGTCTTCCGGCAATACCTCTGCCAAGTTCGCGTCGAACGGAACCTCAGCATCTTCCTCTTCGCCGATGTTGACGACAACACCACCGTCTTCATCAAACTCGATTTCGATCTCAGGTAGAGGACCTTCGCCCTCCATCAGGACTTCCACATCGCCTTCTGGCAGATTTTGTACGCGTTCAATCGGCATTTTGTTTCCTCTTCAGGTAATTCGTATATTCCTGCCACCAATCAATACTTATTCTGTCTTCTTTAGGAAGTGTTTTGCCTTCCCTTGATTTTGTATAAATGTTGACAGGCAAAGCGTCGCTCAGGGCGGTACTGTCACCAATCCGCATGTATTCTTGTGCTTCATCTTTTAAGATCGTATCAAACGCCCTAAACACCGCCTGCTTTTCTTCTGCGTTAGGCGCACTATTAAAAACAGATCTTATTTCACCGATACTTGGCGTTCGATACTGTGCGGCTACATCCATAGAAACAACTGGCCTGTTACCCGCATCTCTAATGGAATAAACTTTGGTGAACCCTTCCAAAAACGCATCTTTGCCGCCAAAACCGTAATCCTTATTGGTCCCGTAATTTCCAATCGAATGCTTCATCGCGGCCCCTTCCAACCTAACCGCAAATGGCGTTTTTATTTGGACTAAGGAAAAGTCACCTAAGTTTGAAATGGGCGCTACGCCTTTATCAAAAAGAGAGGAAGGAACCTTCTTCCCATCTGCTTCTCTCGCAATTGCCGCTTCTTCATTACGGAAGATATCTGTTTTCTGCAATCCTCTTATCAACGCTTCGGGGAAGGACATCCGATCTAAATCATCCACCACCGATGCTAATGCAGGAATTACTGTGTTTGGCTGCATAAACTCCATTTGAGGGTATGCTGTTTCCAAATCGTAGATAGGTTCGCCCTTCATCGCCGCATACATCACGGAAGAAGCCTTCTCAGGCGGTGTTTTTTCTTCCTTCAAAAATTTACGCAATTCTCTTGCTGCATCAGAAGAGCCGTACTCCTTACCTAACTCATTACGCATGACATCATCTATTTTTAAATTGATCTCTTCTGGAGAAGCACCTTCTTTTGCAAGCTTTGCTTTTTCCGCGTTGACTGCATTAATAAACCGGTTAGTTATGTCCGCCTCGGTTTCCGTGCCCGTGGGATTTAATACAAGTGTCCCACGCATTCCTGTTGCTTTGTCATAGGTCTCTTCCAATTTCTCCATCCACTGTGGATAACCCTCACGTGCGTGATGTAACAACGATTTTGGAAATAGCTCAAGATCACTACCAGTTAAAGAAATGCGGCCCTCGAACAACGCTTCTCTTATTTGATCGGTAGGACTAGCAAATCGCTTTGTAAAGAAATCGCGTCCTTTTGTATCAATGAACTCGCTAAGCTTCTTGGCATCTTTGCCTTTTAGTCCTTCCCCACCATATTGTGTCACCCCAGTATGAAGGCGAAGAAGATAATCATCTAGCTTCGACCCCATTCCTGCCGGATACGGAGTACCCCCCGTAGGCTTTACGATGTACATCGGCTTTGCCAATTCCGGTGTGACTCTCTCCAGCATCTCTGCTGCTGTAGGGCCTAACGCCTTACCTGCCTTAGCCGCTGCTTTTGCCACCGGCTTGGCAATGGTTGGATCAATGTAGGTGCCCAACTCAACAAAGCCTTCCGACTCCTTGGTCGGTTTGGTTAGGCGCTGTGGGAGGTACTGTCGCTCGACTTCTTTGCTAGTGGCGAAGCGACGATTCTTATCGTCCCGAAAAATGGACTCAATATCTCCAACCACACCGGGAACAGCAGATACGGACCCACGAGCCAAAGATTCAAGATTGCTCACTCCTTCCCGACCTACGTTCTGGAACAAACGCATCATCTCAGCGGCATTCAAGCCTTGGCGCGTGGTCAGCGCTCTGCGAGTATCTGCCGTGACTGGCCCACTATCTGGCACACCCATCGGGTCAGCAAACATCTCACCGCCCTTAGCCTTCTTTACCGGCTTAGTACGAATCTCTGCTGCCTTTGGGTTGTACGGAATGTCGGGCTGCAACGTATAAGGCGGCAAGTCTCTCGGGTCTAGTCGCGTTTGACGCAAGCCCGTGACTGCGGAATACGCACGGCGGACATCCGGGTCTTCAAACAATGTCTTACGAAGCACAGGGTCCTGCGTTAAATCCACACCAAACGCCTGCTCAATGCCAGCAAGTGTCGCTACCTGCTCATGGAAAGTGTAGTTTCCTACCTTCTTAGGATCAAAGTAAGAGGGCAGCGTCACTCCAAATCTATCTTTTAAGTACGATGCAGAACCTGCCGCATCCTTGACAAATTTTGAACGTAACGCAGACGCAGGCTTTTTAAAGAAGGACCCGATAAAGTCCTCTTCTCTTGCTTGCTTTGCTAGTTGATCAAAGGTTTCGTTAATGTCCCGATTGCCACGGCGCTTCAACAAGTGTTCTGTCTCATGGCCAAGAAGCACCTGACGCTCAAGCTCTTGATTGGGGTTTTCTACCCATCTTTCCGGTGCCCTACGAAATAAAATATCCGAAGCTCTTTTCGAGTATGGTGGGGCAACAAAGACTACATCCTCTACCATCTTCCCCTTACTAGATGGCCGCGCAAACACAAACCCGCCGAGGGTAGTGTCTTGCAATCCTCCTAGCTCAACTACCTTTGCACCGGGAACGCCAGCAAATAACGTGGTTGGTGATTTAGAGGTGATAGGCTGCGGAGTCATGGTGTCGTAGTACACCCCCTCCTCTTGCAGCCCTCCTTTTGTGAGCGGATCAAAGATTTTTTCTTTAAGCATGGCAGGCAAAGGCGCAGGCACTTTAGACTTTTTTGAAGCCTCCAAAAACTTTGCATACTCCGCCGCCGCATTCTCCGGCACCGCGCTCTCACCAAAAGTAGTGGAAAGACGTGCTTCGCCACCATCTTTCATCATCAACGGCTGCTGCTCTTCAGGGAACGGCGACTGCACACCTAACTCCAACCCCGCAATACGCTGGGGCGTACTGAAAATATCCTCTGTCTCCTGCGCGGCTATCTGATCTCGGTACTGGCGCGACAAGGAATTCTCATCATCCTCATCATCCTCCCGCGTATCCGCCAACGCCATCGCAGCTAACGCCGCCTGATAATTCGGCCCTAACTGATTCACCATATCCTGCGCCAACGGCTGCAACCGCTCACGCCCACGCATCGTCTCCTTCGGAGCCTGCGGCATAGGCACGGTCCCCGAGCCTTGCTCCTTGACAGACCGGCGGGCTAACGCCGTATCCCCTACCGCACCCATCTTCTTCTGCATCGACGCAATAAACTCACCCACCGTCTTGCCACGCAAGTCAGGGTTCTGCTTTATCACCTTCGGAGAAACAACCGAGGACAATGGGGAATTCGGATCAGCACCCAAAACCCTAGGGCCCCCCGTACTACCCAAAAAGTGCATCGAATAAAGCTCAGCGGGACTCGGGGCGCGGCCAAACTTCTTTATATACGTCCGCTCGCTATCCGCAATAATGTCCATCCCAATACGGATATTGTCCAACACACTTCCGCGATTCTCCTTCGTACCCCCATACCGCTCCCACGTCGGATCTATAATCTGAAACAACCCATACGCCGAAGACTTCGGATTCTTCGCCGTCGGATTTAACGAACTCTCCTTCTCCGCGATCCGTAACGCCACCGCCGGGTCCACCCCACGGGCAGTCGCCTGCTCCATGATTAATTGTTTAATGCGGTCCCTATCAAAGCTCTCTTCGGCCATGGCAAAATCCTCAACAAGACTGCCCGCAAGCTACCATATTTCCTAGTAATACTCCATCACCCGCGACTCCAAATCCCGCTCAGAATCATCATCCTCATCTAACTTCACAAAGTTGCCTTGCCTAAATCGCATCAAGGCCATGACCGTCACATCCACCTGATCATCATTGCTCCCGTTCGGAAACGCCGCGCACTCCTCCACCAAATCCTGCGCAAACTCCTCCCCCTCCGGATACCACACCATCCCACTCTCCAACAACGGAGCCACAGCATTCGCCCGACTTACCTTATCCTGCCCACTCCTCCTACCCCCCGGGCTATACATCGTCACAGGAATACCCATCTTCCGTAATTCCTGCTGCAACGGGGTCCCCGTCGCTTTCGCCTCGATCAATACATTATCGGGATTCCAATACAGGTACTCGGACCGCGCTATACGTTTCAGTTCAGGGAAATCCCAGCGCCCCTTCTGCACAGACAACAAAATTAAATTAGGGCCAGAGTCAGCAGAAGCGTGGAACACGCCCCACGTAGCGATCACGGAAAAGTCAGCCGTCTCCTTCTTGCTGTACGCCGTATCCATGGTCTGCAAAATGTACTCACAGTGCGGCGGCTCATCATGCTTCCACTTGCGCCACCACTCGCGCTTCAGAATCGCCCCATCATCATTGGTCGGCTGCTGCTGCCACTGCGCATTCCACTTCTTCAAACCAATCGACATCTTGACCTTTTCCAACTCGTCAAGACTCCAATACTCCGGCCACAGCGGCGTGTTACTCGGCAATATCGCCGGGAACTCCAATATCTCCCACTGGTCCGCTTTCAACTGCCCCTGCTGCCTTAGCAACCTTCCCGACAAGTCATCGGTCTTCCATCTTGTGTTAATGACAATGATTGCGCCATTCGGTTGCAAACGCTGACGAGGGCCGCTCGTGTACCACTCCCACGTGTTCTCCATCGCCGTCTCAGACACAGCATCCTGTTCATCCAAGATGTCGTCCAACACAACCACATCACCGCCGCGACCGGTCATCGCACCGCCCTTACCAATGAAAAAGGCTTCCCCACCGTGGGCCGTGTTCCACCGTCCGGCAGCCTTACTGTCCACCGACAGTTTCATCTCAGGAAATATCTCCGAGTACCGCTCGTCCTCCACCAGATTTCGAATCATCCGGCCAAAACGCTGCGCTAACTCCGCCGTGTGCGAACCCACAATCAATTTCGAATCCGGCTTTTTACCCATTAGATACGCGGGGAACAGGTAACTGCCCATCTGGCTTTTGCCATGACGGGGAGGCATCGCGATCATCAGACGCTTGCACTCGCCTGACACAACGCGGTCAAGGGCCTTCGCTATACGGCGATGATGTTCACCCACCAGCATTTCTGGCCAGACGTACTTGCAGAAGTCTAAGAAGTTAGACGATGCTTTTTCTCGAGCTTCGAGGAGCGAGAGCCGTAGCTCGAGGCGCAAGCGTTCTGCTTCGATTTCATCAGGTTTCATAGTTTCCTAAT